GTACTCGTACCGTCACAGAAACCTATCGACTCACCGGCCTCTCCTTTGAAGGAGATGGTCCGAAGAATGTCGATACCTTCCAGAGCTTCTCGACTACGGTCAAGAAGCGTGTGAAGGCGACTCCCTACGGGTTCGGCCTGGACACTGGCAGTTTCACCAGCCGCCAGTGGGCCATCCTTGGAGCTCTTGGCGTGAGCCGAGCTCAGAGGATGCTGTGAAGCACCGTACCAAAGGTATAGTAGCTCTCATCCGATCTTACGACGGATGGGTCTATCTATACTGGTACTTCGCAGCGTTTGGATTGAGTGGATTAGCCGGAATGGTGATCGGCGCTTCCAACAATCCAGACCCGTTCCACCCGCCGACTCAATTGCAGCCAGCAATTGAGCGGCTTCAACCGCAGGAGTCATCTCATGGCGTTTGCCGACCCCCAGACTGTCACGATCAATACGGTGGCCAACACGCTTCCGCGTGTTACCACTAACGGTTCCGCTTCGACCTATTCCAAGGACGACGGGAACGTTAAGCTGTCCCTCTCGAGCGCTTATGGTAAGCGCACGCGTCGGACCGCTCGTATCGATCACCGGAAGACTGCTGCCGATCCGTTGTTCCCTTCGCAGAATGCGCCGTACTCGATGAGCACTTACATCGTGTGCGACGTTCCTGTGACCGGTTACACGGTGACGGAGCAGAAGCAGATCGTCGACGCCCTTGTGGCGTGGCTGTCTGCTTCTACCGGTGCTAACATCACCAAGCTTCTTGGTGGTGAAAGCTGATCAGTCGCTGACCCCATCCGTGGGGTCTGTAAGGGGCGGTAGACACATGAGTCGGGATGACTCACCCTACCATCAGATAGGGGGGCCATGAAAAGCCTCATGTGTCTTCTGCGGGAGGTGCTCCTAGATAGGAGCGCCTGGTGTCGCGTTAGCACCAGCCTCGATCTCAAAACGATCGAGGCTCGTGTCGAACACGAGGGGTTATCGTTTCTCACGATAACCTTACCCACTTTCTGCGATGAGCTCCAAAAAGCTCTAGCAGAAGGTGCGGTACTCTCTCATCACTTCCCTTTGTGGCCGAAAGACCGCAAGGGAGGTGGAGGTCTCCCCCTATTCTTAGGAGGATTCCTCGAGCTTGTGTTCGACCGTGCTACCGGACGGCTGCTTGAAGATCCTTCTGTGGATGCAATCCAAGCCATGCGACAGATCTCTCTGTTGTTTGGCAAGGTACGTCTTGAGTGCACCGAAAGGCGCACTCAGATGGCATTCCAGAAGTACATCAAGTGTGAGCAGGAGGTCCGAGAGTCTGACCAATCTCGATCGGAATCGGACATGTCCGATTTCCAGAGACTGGGCAGACTCCTTTGGGCAGATGTCCTCCAACGAGTAGATGAAGACATCTACTATGGACGTCTAGTCCCAAAGCATGGGCCTGGAGCCACTGCCGATCGTCTTGTGGGAAACCGCAAGTACGAACAAGCAGCGTGGACCAGGCGTCTGGAGTCAGTGTTCCCTCATCTCGACGGGTTTATCTCGCCGGGTGAGTGGCATGCTGACTCCTTTGACCATGTGGACATCCTCGAACCTGGAGCTGAGATACCCGTGAGGGTTATCGCAGTTCCTAAAACGCTCAAGACACCTCGAATCATCGCTGTGGAACCGACTGCGATGCAATACTCGCAGCAGGCCATAGCGGAGGTTCTCGTAGGGTACCTTGAGGGAGTTGACAACCCTCTGAGGTCCCTTGTCGGATTCCGTGACCAAGGCCTTAACAGGCTTATGGCACAGAGAGGCTCCCATGATGGGAGTCTGGCTACGCTAGATCTTAGCGAAGCCTCCGATCGTGTCTCGAATCAGCTCGTACGTGCTCTCGTCGCTGACTTCCCCAATGTTGGAGAGGGGTTGGAAGCGACTCGTTCGCGGAAGGCTGATGTACCTGGTTTTGGCGTT